GCAAACCATCCTCGTCCCCCTACTCCCGGTTCAACAGCACCGGGCAGATCACCCGTGCCACCTGTAGAAAGTGCAGCCCGCCCCGCTCCACCGCCCCGATCTTCACCTCGTACTCACCGCCCACGTAAAACTTCCCCTCCACGCACCCCACCTTCCTCTCGAGCACGTCCCGCACCGCGTCCACGTACAGCAGCGTCTGCTCCGTCAAACCCTCCAGCCGGTCCTGGCTCAGCCGGATCTCCACCACCATCCGCAACAGCCCCGAAAACGCCCGCAGCCGCTCCGTCCGCCGGCTCTCGATCTGCTCGCACGCCACGTGCACCTGTGGGTACCGCGGCGGCCCCACCTTGTCATGCAGCGCCGCCGGGACCCGCACAAACTCCACCTCCGCCAGCCCCGGCTCCCGGTTCTGATCGTCAATCAGCCCCCGCAGCGTCTCCAGGCTCGCCTCCAGCCCGTCGCTCGCCTCCAGCATCGTCCGGAAGCCGCGCACAATCTCGATCGTCGAGATGGTCATCGCCCTAGCCCCTTCTCATCTGCGACAGCACCACCAGCGACGCCGGCCCCTGCCCCGTCCCCGCCACCGGCCCGCTGATCAAGCCCGTCTCCGGCAGCACAAACACCTCGCCCGGCCCCAGCGGCGCCGCGTTCTGCCGCCCCTGCCGCTCCTCGCTCGTCCCCACGTACACGTTCCAGCCCGCCACCCCCTCCGGCGGAAACCGCGCCTCGATCGTCAGCGTGTGCGGCAGCGGCGTCGATACCACCTGCAACCCCGACGGCGCGCTCTCTTCTCCGAGACTGTTCACGTACGTCGCCGTGAACCAGTACGTCGCCGCCTCCGTCAACCCGTCCGTCGTCGTCCCCACCACCTCCGCCGGCCGCCGCACCGGCCGCGCCACCAGCCCGATGCCCAGCGCGAACGTCATCGCCCGCCACTCCTCCGCCAGCTTCTCGTAATGCCGCCAGCGCTTCTCATACCGGTCGTTCAACTGGCTGAAGTACGCGTCCCGGTACACCGTCTCCAGCGTCCGCAACACGTGCCACTGCGTCATCGCCTCGCTCACCCACGCCTGCGCCAGCATCCCGGCCCCCTGCCACTTCAGAAACCGCTCCACCTCCATCCGCAGCTCCTTCTCCGCCAGCCGCAGCTTCCCCCGCAGATCAATCCCCTCTCCGTTGGCCACCTCCAGCACCCCGGAGTCCTCGCCCCGCAGCTCCTCCACCCGATTCAAATCCCCATCCACTAGCAGTGCCATTGCTCCTCCTACCTCTTCCCCGGCGTCGTGATCACCTGCACCTGCACCCGGCTCGCCGCCTCTCGCTGCGCCGCCGCCTCCCGCTCCTCCGCCTGCTTCAGCTCGTACTCGAGAATCTCGTCCTCCGTCGCCCGCCGCGCCTTGTCCAGCACGATCAGCTCACAGGCCGCCAGCTTCGGCACGAGCGTCATCACCCCCGCCTTGCCCCCGTCCGCCGTCGCCTTGCTCACCACATACAGGTCTTTGTCTTCAATCTCCGCGGCCAGCTCCCGCAGCTTCAGAAAATGCACCTTCAGATCCATCTCTTTCTCCTTCCCCTCGCTCTCCGCGTGCGGGCGGCGCCCCGCAAGGCGCCGCCCTCTCCCTCCTAGCTCCGCACCTGCACGCCGAAGCTGTTCCGCAGCACGCCCACCCCGTACAGCATGTCCACCGTGAACTGCTGTGCCAGCGTGTTCGGCTGGTAGCTCATCGTCACCCGCATGCCCAGGTTGCCGAACTCGGCGTACTCCACAATCGCCCCCGTCCCCATCAGCGGCTTCGGCAGCCGCCGGATCGCCAGCCCGATCGCGTTCTTGGCAAACGCCAGGTTGTTCGTCGTCACCGGGCTGCTCCCCGTCTTGGCCACGAACTGCGAGCGGAACACGTTGAAGTCCTTCAACCGCCCCACGCTCCCCTCCACGATCGGCTTGCCCGAGGCGTCGCCCAGCGAGTTGTACTCGCTGAACCGCGCAATCTGCCGCAGCGACGAGTACGCGTTGGCGTCCACCACCAGGTACTTCGACTCGCTCGCCGGCACCTTCGCGTTGAACAACGCCGTCTCCGCCGCGTCCACCACCGACTCCGTCANNCCACCGACTCCGTCAGCGCCGTCCCGCCCGTGCCCAGCGGCGTGTTCGCCGTGAACTGGCTGTACAGCGTCAACAGATCCGTCTCCACCTTCTCCGCCAGGGCCACCATCGCCGGCTGCATGTACAGCCGCAGCAGATCCGGCACCGCGATCACCTTCGTCACGTCCGGAATCTGGAACGTCGCCTCGGCGTGCGTGTTCAGCACAATCTGCGCATTCGCCACGTTCGGGTTCTGCGTCGTCACCGTGCCGCCCTCGGCAATGTTGTTCGCCACCATCGTCGGCGGAATCGGCACGTTCACCGTGTCCCCCGCCGTCGCCAGCGTCGCCTCAAAGTTCCGGTTCACCAGGTTGCCCATCACCAGNNGACATCTCTCTCTCCTTCTCTCTCTCTTCCTCGTCTCCCACCCAGGACGCCGCCCTTCGGCCGGCCCCTACTCGCCCCGCAGGCTGGCTGCCGCCACCTCGGAGATCTGTTCCCGAATCCGCCGCAACTCCTCCGGACTCATCCCCGGCTGGATCTTCTCCAGGTCAATGCCCGCCACCGCCGGCTTCGGAGCGCTCACCGCCCCCGATCCGCCTGCAATCCGCGCCGGCAAAAACTCCGGATTCTGTTGCACGAACTCCGTCAGATACTGCTTGAAATCCCGTTCGCCCGCCTGCAGCGTCCCGTCCGTGGCCCTCTGGATCTCGTCCTTCACCACCTTGAACGCCAGCTCCACCTTCGCCACCCCCAGCCGCGTCAGCTCACTCTTGATCTGCGCGTTCCGGTCGCTCTCCTCCGCCGCCTGCCGGCTCCTCGCGTTCTCTTCCACCAGCTCGTTCACCCGCCGCTCGAGCTGCTCCCGCCTCTTCTTCTCCTCCACCAGCTCCGTCTTGTAAGCCGGCTCCGAACGCGTCTTCTCCGCGTTCATGTACTCCTGAATCACGCTCTTCATGAGCCCCTTCAGCTCGTCCGCCACCAGCGTCGACACGCCGGGCGTCATCCTCTGTTCGTCCATCTTCTTAGTCCCCTTCTTCCCTTAGGCCTGTGCTTCGATCTCCTGCGCGATGCGGTCCTTTACCTCCTGGCTCGCGTCGCACAGATACTTCATCGCCAGCCGCTTGTGGATCTCCGCCTTCAACGTCCGGCTCTCAATCCCCAGCGCCAGCAATCGCCCGGCGTCCTCCAGCTCCCCGCTGAACTCGCCGATGTCAAACTCGTCCAAACCCACCACCCCCAGCGTGATCCCGTCCTCCCGGGCCTCCGCCAAAGTCCGCAACAGCAGCTTCAGCATGTCCTTCACCCGGTCCCCGAACCCCCGCAGCACCTCCTGCGTGAACAGGTAATCCCGCTGCTTGCTGTACCCCGTCAGCGATGCGTTCTTCGTCGCCGCCCCGCCCCCCTGGCTCAGCATGTAGCACACCCGGTAGATCTCCTCCTTCAGCCGGTCGATGTTCGTCAGCGCCACCTGGAACACCTTCCCCTCCGGCTCCGTCCACCCGAACTTGTCGTTCACCCCCAGGTGGATGTAATACGTGTCCCCGATGTCCTGCTTGAACTCCTT